GATCGGGAATGCGCCGTACCTCGATCCCGTTCGACTCATAACCGGGGTTCCCCGCGAGCGGCTTCCACTGCGGTTCCGGCGCCGGCTCGGGTTCCGGCTTGATCGGCTTGCCCAGCGGATAACCGCTGTCAGCCGGGTCGGTCGTTCTCACGGCCGGCACATCACCGCGGCATCCTGTTTGCGGATTTCAGCGGTCACGCCGATAGGGCCGTAGAGGCTCGCCACGAAGGCGCGATCCCGGTCAAGGCTGCACGTTGCCACGTTGTCAAACGCAGCAGTCGTGCCGCAGCCTGCAAGGGCTACGGCGAGGGTCAGGATGGCGAGTTTCATGCGGAGGCTCCAAAAGGAATTTCGCTGATGTCGAAGTCATCCGCGCACAGCATCGACACGAGCAGCACGCGGGAAACGTAGTCCTCGGCTTCGGCTTGCGTGGCGAAGGCTCGTGCGGGGTACAGGCCACCGCCAGGCGTGGCGCGGCTGACGATGTAGATGCGGGTCACTTGAATGCAACGTGGTTGATGACGTAAGACACCGCGGCGCCGACCACCGATGCCGCGCCGCCTAACCACATCAGCGTGCGCCAGCCGCCGCGGGCTTCGGTCAGGGCCGACAACACATCGTCAAGCTGTCCGCTCATGCGGGTCAGTTGCACTTCCAGATGCGCGACTTTGATTTCCAGCCGGGCAATCTGTACATCAGTTTGATTCGTCTGCATGTCGTTCAGACTTTGGAGCACACCGCCACCTGTCCCGCTGCGCCGCCCGCAAACGGCATATACGTTGTTGACCCGATCACCAAGACCGTTCCACTGCACACCGCCCCCACCGTCGCGCGGCCAGTGCTGACGCCCAATGCGGCGCCGGTCGGCGTGTAAGCTGGACGCGTGGGATAGCCGCTGTTCTTGGCAACGAGCCACACCGGCGGCGGCGCCGGCAGCGGGTCGGGTTTGGGTCGGCCGGCGAACATTTCGCGTTCATGCGGACACCACACCCGCAGCAGCTCGGGATCATCGATCGGCAAGGTGAAATTCTTCACCGCCACCGCGTTCAGCGTGTCCAACGGATCGGGCGTGATGAGCGCGGTGTATGCCTCCCCTGCGGCCTTGATCGCGTTGAACTGTGATGCGGTTGCCGCGATCCAGTTCGGCACCCACCGGCCTGATGGCGCCTTGCAGTACCACCACACCGTCACCCCCGCCGCGTTGTATCGGATCGTCGGGAATGTGCCGCTGCCGATGGGCGCAGGCCGACAACTCATCATCTTGGTTTCAAAGACGTCCGTGGTTTCGCGCAGCACCACGCCAGTCGTTGTGACTCCACACATGCTATAGGGCACATCCTGCGCCAGCGCGTAGGCCCCGACGATGAACAGCAGCATGATCGTCAGGAAAATTCGGAAATACGGAGTCATGCCTTCGCCTTGTTGTTGAACGGTCTGTATTCACCCGCGGTCAGGAAGTCCCCGAGCCGCCACGCATCGCGCACCTCGCACGCACTCCACACGTCACCCGTGCGGTAGATGCGCAAGCCCTGTTTTGTGGCCTTGCTCACGATGTAGCCGCGGCCTTTTGGCAGGGGTTCGGTGATGCCGACGCCACCCGCAAAGCCGCCATCAACTGCGCCCGGAAGGTCTGCGTTTCGGGAATCGTCCAGCCCATCGCATGCGCCACTTCGGGGGTCTTGAGATTGCAGGAGAAGAGCCGCATCGCAAACAAGCCGGTCGCCGTGAGCGAGGCGAAGGTTGATGGCATACATCAGATCGGCAAACCCGCCTGCGCGATCTGTCGAAACGCCAAAAAACTAGCGTAGTCAAGCGCGTTCTCACCCGCGGGAATTGTGCCGAGATCACCAAAATTCCACGGACTTACACCATTGGGGACAAGGGTAGGGTCGATTGGCTCTCCTGATCCGTCTTTCATACGAATGGCATTGATGCAAAGCCCGATAGTGTTAGCCTCTACGGCAACTTGTCGGTGTTCAGTTCCTGCCTTAATCCAAATCATCGCAGGGGCTATATACCGGGTAACCTCACCATTCACGAAAACATCCATGACTCCTCTCGCAAGATAGTGAGCGTGGTCATAGGCATGTGTATGTGCTTGATAGGCATGTTGATCGCCGGGGGTCTCGAATACCATCTCCACGATAGCCAGGTTTGCCAATTCAAAGAGTCTGATTTTTTGCATGATTTATAGACTGCTTTGGTAGAAAGTCCGAATTTCGTTTCCACCCCACCCTGTTTGATTCGTGACGTTGATCACCGTATTCCAGTTCACATTATTGTCCGACCATTGAAGGTAGAAATTATTCGGGGTCACCGTTAACGTTTGAGCGTTCGCCGTAATGGCGAACCCAACGACCGACTTCGGGGACGCTCCGAAGTCAAGGGACACCCATTGGTTCGTCGTGGACCCGTATATGAAGAACCAATCATTCGCCGTACTCCCTACTGGCGCCGCTCCATTTGTTAGTTTCTGGCTTGAAGGGACACCTTGCTCGGATGACACCATCACTACTTTGTTAGCAGCAACGTCCACTCCAAAGACATCGAGCAAATCGATCTCTTGGAGGCCCATGTATTGACCGCTGCCATTGTTGTTTACAAAGAAAACGCGCCACCATATGTGCGCGGTGGGAATGCCACTAAAACCCATGTCAGGTCCCCGTGGCCGGTTCTGAGTTCCCATTAGCCCCATCATGTCTAAGGCGACCATTGATGAGGTCGGTGGATACCCACCGAGATCGCCCGGCATTAGTATTTCCCACCAACCGCAGTAACTTGGAGTCCCGCGGCGACGGTAGTACCGAGAGCGATGTTGATCTTGTACCCCGCAGGCAGCGCAAGCTGCATGGAAAGCTCATTGTCGACCTGTGCCGCAACTTCGCTCAGGGTCGTGGTCGCGATGGTCATCTCCGAATAGAGTGAGTTGTTCGCCGCCGTCGCATTGGTGCTTCCGTTGTTGATGAAGACACGCAACACCGTTGCGACGTTTGTACCCAGAGCGCGAGTTTTCAACTTCTCCACGCGACCACCATTGGTGGCGTCAGCGGTGAACACGGTGACGACCGTACCGGTGCCGTCCTTCGCTGTGTTTGCTGTGGCGACCGTGCCCCAATTGATGATGGGCGCGGCGCTGTAGATGGGGGCAGTGTTGAGTGCCATTTTTTAGACTCCGTTGGCGAAAAGATCAACCGCTGTGTTGACTGCGGTCTGCACCGTTGCATCACCCGACGCGCGTATCAGTTCGATGTAGGTTGCCATTACTGTTGCCTCAGAGAAGGATTGGAAGGTTGAACATGTCCAGGCCGATGCCTCGGGTGATGCCGCCACCGCCGCCACCGCCGCCACCGCCACCGGCCGTCACTGCAGCATCCACATACCCGGTACTGGCCGCCTTGGTCGAGCTGTCGAGCGGGCTTTGTGTGCCAACGATGGCATCCGTCAGCGTCTTGTTCGTCAGCGTCTGCGTAGCGGCAACGCCGACCAGCGTGTCCGATGCCGCAAGTCCGGTCAGCACGGTCGTGCCCAGCGCCCCGGTTGGCGGCACAATGGACATGGTTCCCGATGTCGCGTTGCGCAATTCGACACCGCCGACCGCACCACCGGCCACGCCGAGTTGCAGGCGCGATGTGCCATCGGTGGTGATACCGGCTGCGACCTTCGCGTCGGTCGTACCGGCGCCCAGCACGACGGCATTGCTGGTCAGGATTCCGCCCGTGGCTGTGACAGTGCCCGAACTGGCCGCAGGCAAAATCCCCGTCACATCCCACACGTTTGCCGAACGCTTCTTGATCTTGACGCCCTGATACTGCGTGATGGTCAGAACTGCACCGAGGCTGTTCAGCGTCACGCCAGCACCAGGCGCAAGCGTTGCCAGCCCGACCCCGACGTTGAACACCTCAATCTCTGTATTGTTTGCGCTCGCAACCGATGAATTCGGCGCGACCATGATCGTCTTTGTCGCTGCATTCGTCAGGTTCAACCGCTTGCCTGAATCGTTCAGGACGTGCGTGTACGTCGTGGTTGAAACCGTCTTGCTGACGAACACTGTGACCGGCAGGGCAATCGGCGCGAACGTCAGCGCCGTGGTTCCCAGCACAATCGGGTCGGCGGTGCTCAGAACGAACACCTGATTGCCATTCGCCGTGCCGTTGGTCACGTACACCAGCATTCCCGAAGTTACTTCGGCCGATATGTCCGCATCGGTCGTTCGCGTCCAGACCCCGGAATCGGTCAACCAGATGCCGTTTTCTCCACCAGCAGTGTTCGACTTCACCAGCACCCGAGAGGCGAAAGTCGTGAAGCCGTCGATGGTCTGTTCGCCGGTCAATGCCACATTCGCCGTGGTCGCGCAGTCGCAGTTGTCTTTGAAGTCGGTCGGTATCGTCGGCGTGGCGGAACCCGAGCGGGCATAAGCGCCGATGGCCGCCATCGTTGTGCGAAAAGTAACGCTCGATTGCGTCAGCGGCACCACTTCCGCGCCCGTGAGCGCCCCGGCCGCCGGCAGGGCGGAAATTGTCTTGCTGGTCGCCATGTCAGTTGCCCAGCACGAACACCGCGGCCGGGATGGTCACTTGCGATCCCGTCGTGTCGCCGATGTACTTGTTCGAGACAACGCACGAGGCAGTCGTGTAGGACTCGACGGCCGGGTAGGTTTCCAGCGGCGAGCTGTAGCCCCCGGCGTTGATGAGCGTCACTTGCGGCGCAAAGCACGCATTGGGGAAAGCCAGCGGGAACGTGAAGGTCGCCGTGCTGCCGCCCGTCACCGACACCGTTCCCCATTGCATAATGAGCCCCGAGGGAAGCGTTTGATACCCGGTCGCGCCGATGGACTTAGCACCGAGCGCCGTGGACGACAGCGCCGCCCACGATGCCGCGGTGCCGTCCGTGGTCAGGTACTTGCCGGAATTGCCGGACTGCGTGGGCAACGTCTTGCCGGCCAGTTCCGCCAGCGCGGATTCGACGTTCGTTGCAGTGATGAGCCCGCCCGCATCCACGATGGGCACCGATGCTGCGGTGATGCCCGAATCGCTGCGCGTGATGAGCGCGTCAATGGCCGTCGTCACATCCGTGCCGACAAACCATGTCGTACTGGTCGAGGTCGTGAAACCGATGTCATCTGCCGTCAGCACCACCGCCCCGGTGGCCGTGTTGACCGAGGTCACGGCGCCCGAAGCTGCGGCCGAACCCTGCACGTCATCCCATGTCCGAACCGCCACCCCGGCCGAAGTCTTCAGCACCAGGGTGTATTCGAGCAGCGGGTCGAGCCACAGGTCGCAGCGGCCGGAAGCATCCAACACGATGGGATTCGCGTTCGTGGCACCCCCGGACTGATTGCTATACGTGGTCTGGTTCGTGGTCGTGCCCGACACGTAGGTGTAGAGCAGCCCGCCCGACAGCAGCGTGCCGTCAGCAGCGAGGAACTGCGCGTTGAACAGGGGCGGTTGATTCATGGGTGGCCTTGAATGCAAAAAGCCCGCACGGCGGATGCCGGCGGGCTATATTCGGAACGATGGACTATCTGGAATTCAAGCTCTGGAAACTCGGCGGGTTGATGCTGCTGGTGTTCATTCTTGGGTGCTTCGGCCTGTTGCCAGGAGCGGAACGCCCCGAGAAGCCACCACCGAAAGACGACTGACGGACGGCGCATCGAGCGTTCGCACAAAGGCCGCATCGTTCAATGCCGCCGCTGCGGCGCGCGGGTCGGCCAGCAGCGCCGCCAGCGTCTTGCCCTTGTAAGCAATCACGCCCTCGGCCAACTTGCTGCGCGCCCCTTCACCCAAACCCATTTTGAGGCTCAGGACGCGGGCCGCCACCTTTGCCGCGCCGGAATCCAGCAGCCCGGCATCCAGTGCCCGCGTCATTTTGGCGTTGGTGTCTGACCCGCGAATACCAATGGCCGCTGCAGCATCCGCATTGCGAATGTCACCCGCCACGCTGGACAGCGCATTGAGCTGATCGGGCGTCATCGCCTCGCGCAGCCCCGGCATCCGGTCTTCGACGTACTTCGGCAACGCCGCCCCGAAGTTGCCAGCCGCCGTGGTTTTGCCGGCCGCTTCGGTCATCACGTGCCCGCGTAGCGCGTTCATGGTCGGCTCGTAGTTGTTGGCACTGAGCACGTTCTTCAGCGCGTTCACGTCGCCTGCCAGGCCCGCCCCGTTATGCCATAGCTTGTTTGTGATCTCGTCGCCGGTCAGCCGGTAATCCTGCCCGATGGGCTTGTCAACGATTGACCCAATGTTGTTCGGCTGCCCAAAGTCCTGATGAAATTTCCGGGTTGCATCGCGTGCCGCGTTGTACTGCCGCATGAACTCGGGCGTCATCACCTCGCCGCTGCGCAGGTTGCCCGCCGCTGCGTCATCGGCACGTCCGGCCAAAACACCCTCGAAGCGGTTCAAGACCCCGGCTTCGGTCGCGCCAATGTTCGGGTTCGCACCCAGCTCGCGCGACGAACTGCGCAGCCGCTGGAATTGATCGAACGGCACGGGAATAGCCAGCCGCTCGGCGCCCGGCGCATCCCCGGCCGCATGTTCCGCCGCTGCGCGGTAGGTCGAATCCATGTTCGCGCCGCGGCTGAATGTGGTGCGGGCATCATTGCGCAACAGGTCCAGCAACTGCGCGGGATCGGGATCGCTCAAAAACCCCGCCTCGTGCATCTTCTCAGTCATGCGATCCAGCGAAATGCCGCGATCTTTGTACACCGCGCGACCGATACCCGCCTGCCGCAAGTCCTTGACCTCGCCGCCGAGCGCCTTGCTACTGATGGTGTTCTGATTGATGCCGCCCGCGCGCTTCACGGCATCGAGCAATGATTCCTGTTTGCCACCCCCCTTGCCGAACGACACCGCGGGCAATTCCATCGTGCCGATGGCGTTCGCCTCATTCAGCACCGCGCGGGCATCACCGCCTCGCTTGACACTGCCAGCCCCGAGCGGCCCCATGGCGGCGTCCATTTCATCGAGCGGAAGGTGCAGGGCCGTTCCCTCATTCGTTGCACGCCCGTGCAGCGCTTCCCATGCTATGCGGTCGGCTTCGGCTGCATCACCCTTTTGCGTGCGCAACACCGCGCCGATCTTGTCGCCCACCTTTGTCGCTTCTTCCTTCACCGCGCCCTGATAGGTCTGCGCACCCTGCGCCTTCAGCGCTTCCATGCGGGCCACACCCTGATCCGCGTATCGCTTGAGCAGCGCATTGCCGCCCGGCCCTTCGGACACGATGCGCTCCAGCATGTTCACCGCAGGATTCTTCACGCCCTGCTGTTGCACCGCCTGCGCGAACGTCAACTTCGACCCCGGCACCAGTTCGGCCGGCGCAGTGTTTGCCGCCCTAATGATGGTAGGCAGTTCCGCCTCGCTCACGCCCAACGCTTCGGCCAGCAGTTTGCCGGCATTCGGCGCCCCGCCCTTCACCGCGTTGTATACCGCCCCACCGATCTTGCCGGCGATCTGCAGCGCGCCCGGCGTGGCCATGCCGATGCCTACCCCGATGCTCGCATCACTTGGGTTGACCATCGCCACCGAAGCGCCACCCACAGCACCCCCCGCGCCGGCCCGCAACGCCTGATTGGCCGCAAACCCACCGATACCAGGCGCTGCCGTGCCGGCCCGCATGCCGCCCGTTGCCAATGCGTTGACCACGCCAGGCGCTGCACCCAGCACCCGCGCGCCATTCGCCAGCACACCGCCCACGCCCATCGTGCCGGCGACTTCGGCACCGAGTTTGCCTGCGCCATAGACCATCGAATCCGGCTCGGCGCCCAAGTTTTGCAAGAACGCATCTATCGACTTGCGCCGCGCGTCGTTTTCTGCACCCGACTCAAACGGACGAATCAGCGTCGCCCCGATGCTGCCCGCCCCGCGCACTGCGCCAGCCGCGAGATTCCCGGCATGCTGGCCCACGCGCGCCATGAAAGACGGTTCAGGCTTGGCGTCATCCCATACGATCCCCTTGGGGTCAGGCGCATCCCACTTGATCGAGCCGGCGTCAATCGGCATGCTCAATGCTCCCGTCGCTGTACTGCACCACCTTTTTGCCGTTCGCGTCGGTGCCGGTGCGGGTCACGGTGCGCGACGTGGACCCGCCACCGACGATGGCCGACACCTGCTTCGCCCCCGGCCCGGCTTGCGCCAGCATCCCGCGCGTGGCGATCGCCCTTGAATTCGCTTTCTGCTTGATGACTTCCGGCCCATCGCCAGGCGTCGGAAAGAACTTGCGCACGTCTTTCTCCATCTCGTTTTTGCCGATGGCCGCGCCCGACTCTTGCCGAAGGTTCGCCGTTACCCAATTTTCTTGCGCCTGCCGGTACTGCTGGCCCTCATCGGACGCAAGCCAGTTCGTATAGAAACTTCCAGCCGCCATCGTGCGCAAGTCAGAACCGCTGACGCCCTTCTTTTCCAGTTCTTTGATAACACGCTCGGAATCCTGCATGCGGGAAACGAACGTGGTGGCCTTGCCCTGCGTTTCAGTCAGAGGCTTGTCCTTCGGTGGCAGCGGCTGCCCGCCCATCGTCACCGGCGTTGCAAGCCCGGTGCGCGGGTCAACCAGCACACCGCGCTCGGCATCGTATTGGCCCTTCGGTGCGGCCTTCTCCGTCGCCAGCCGATCCCGCGCCACGCCGAGCTGGCCTTGCGCCACGCCAAGCTGGCCGGATGCAACCGCTTCGGTGCGCAGGTTGTGGCGGCCGGTCTCACCAGAAGTGACGCCGAACTGGCGCGTCTGTTCGGCCTTCGCGGCATCTACCTGTTGCGCTGCGATCTGTTCGTGCGCCGTCATGATGTTGCGCAGCATGCCAATCTGCCAGCGCGGGAAGTCTGCCGGATTTTGCGGAATGCTCTGGCGCAACATTGCCGCCTTTTGCTCGTCAATGTCGCCTAACTGCAAGTGGCGATTGATGCCAGCCAGCGCGTCTTCGGGTGAGTTCAATCCGGCAATATCTTTCAGCGCCGTGCCCCGCTTCTTGGTTTGCAGACCGAACGTGTCATCGGCCGTCTTGCCTTTGAAATTGTCGGCGTGCGCGGTATCGAGGTTGATCCCGCTTTGCGTCTTCTGGTTATCGTAGATCGCCTTCTGGTAATCCTGCGCCTGCTTGAACGCGCCTGCCTTCTGCAACGCCTGCAAATTCTGCCCGCTGTCGGCACCGAATTGCATCGTCGCTTGACGCAGTGCGTTCTGATCGCTCACGCCTTGCCGCAGTTGCTGAAGCTGTAGCGCGTTTGTCTGCGACTGCACCGCCTCATTGTCATAGTCGGCCACGCTCTTGGGCGGACGCAGCAGGTTCGCATAAATTCCGGTGTCGATGGGCATGTCAGACCTTCGTGTAATCGACCATCAGCAAGCCATCGGCATCGGCACGCACCGCGCCCGGAATGTGCGCGACTTCTTGCGCGATCACTCCGCTCGAACTGCCGCCCGTTTTCCAATCCCATCGGTACATCGGATTCCCGCGTTCCGTGGTTCCGATGCGAACAATGTTCGTCTTCAGCCGAATGTCTGAAGGGTTCCAGCCGGCATCGGAACCGTTCACTGCATACTTTCCGTATGCGTCGGTCGGGTCGTTGAAGAAGGTCTGACCACTGCCTACGGTTGTGACGGGCTGCTGGTTCTTGTACGCACTCACGCCCTGATTCAGCGCGTTCGTCCACGCATTGCCTTGCGCCAGGCTGTTCGCCGCGCTGGCGTTCGCGCCACCTTGCAGGTTCGAGCCTTGCTGCGCTGCGTTCTGAGCGCCATATGCTGACGTGTTGTTGGCCGACTGCTGGCCCATGCCGGCCACACCGGATAGCTGGTTGTACGCCTGCTGATTCCCGCTTTGCAGCCGGTTGAAGGCGTTGCCATATTGCCCGGTCGCATAGTCGTTGTTGAACTTCGATGCGGCCGCCAACGCTGCCCCGCCATAGCTCATGCCGTGGGCGTTCAACTTGCGGTCAAGTCCGAGTTGACCCTGATCGCGCCCGAACGCATAGCCGGGCTCGGCCATCACATCCGATGCGGTCGGCACCTTGCCGAAGCTGTTGTATCCCGGCGCGTCGGTGTTGCCACTCAGGCCCAGGCGATCCAGCAGCGAATTGAACGCCGTGGTGCCACCCGCTACGAAGGGCTTGTTGCGCTCGACGGTCTGGTTGTACTGGTCCTGAAGAAGCGTGTTTGAATCCTTCGCTGCGTCCTGTTGTGTGTGCGCTGCCTTGCGACTCGCGTCAGCCGACGTAGCAGCGCCCACGGCGCCCACAGCCAGCGAAACCCCTGCAACCCAGAATGTCATGTCAGCACCTCAGTTTTCATCTTGTTGCCCGGCAGGTACATATCGGCCGAGTCGGGCTCCACCAATTCCGCTTCGGCGTCTTCGGTGTTCATCGCGTCGGTGCGATGGAACGTCATGCACAGCGCTTCAGTCACGGCAAAGACTGCGCGCTTGGTGCCGGGCTTGCTCAACAGCAGCCGAGGGCCAGTGATTTCCTGCGCGCCTTCGTCGGTCGTGATTAGCACCGTCCCGCGCACGATCATGTAAAAATGCTCCTTACGGTGAACCTTGCCAACCACCAGCACGCCGGCATCGCGCCACACCTCGCGGCAATACATGCCGCCGTGAAAATATTCGGTCGTCTTCGGCGCGTACTGCGGCATCTGCGAAATCTCTGCCTGCAGCCTCTCGACCATGCCACGCGCAATGTTGTTTTGTACCGGCAGCATCACAACCCCCCCGCCACCAGCCGCGCCGTGAGCGCCTCGATCGTCACCTGTTGCGCGTTCACCAACGCTGCAAGTTGTTCCAGCGGCCGGCGGTGTTCGTTGGTGATGTACACAAACACCTCTTTGCCGTCAGGGCCGCGGAAGGTGCCCAAGGCGACGTTGATGTTCTGGATTCGGACTTGCGCTGTCATCTGAAGATCAACTGATTGAGCGGCACGTCATACGAGTCCAGCGGGAACGATGCGCGCCGCTGTTCTGGTGTCATGTTCATGCGAGACTGCACTGCGCGGGCTTCGGCTTCGCCTGCGAGGCGCTTGTATGCCTCAATGCCGTTCGGGTCGGACAGTTGCGGCATCCCGCCACTGGCAAATCCCTCTCGCTGCTGCACTGCGTGCTGTATCTCGTGCAACAGTGTTGAACGAGCGTCTTGCGCCTTCGCTGGCGCAAACATCGTGACGCTTCCATCGCTTCCATTGAAAGCGCCGCGCATCTGTCCCAACAACGAACCGTTGCGCACAAACGTACTGGGAGCGACGTTCTGCCCGCCATAGGCCGCCCCGAGTTCCGGGTGCTCCAATAGGGCGCCATTGCCGAAAGCCTGCCCATAGTTGAAGTCTCCCATGCCGTGCGTTAAATCGTTCTCGACATTTTCACCATTTCGCACCGACGTGTTAAATCGGGCGCCTGAATCATCAATCTCGAACCGCAGTTTCCCGTCCGGCCCCTTGAACCATCCCGTCGCCGCGTGAACATCACGGTTCGGCACACCGGCATCGAGCATGCCGATTGCCTTCTCATGCGCCGCCATGTCGGCATTGCGCGCCCATGTTCCCGCGAAGATCGCTTTGCCCGCTGCCCCGGTGTCGCCCATTGCCAGCGCAGCCAATCCGGCCGCCTGCTTGGGGAACTTCGCCACCACAGGCGCCGCCGCCATCAGCGCATTCAGCGCCTCGGGGCGAACTGCTGTCGTCATGCCTCGCCCGGTCGTCAGCGGTGCGCCGTAGCTCTTGCGATCCAGCGTGTCGACCACATCCGACAGGCCCAGCAGGTTTGCAATCCCGGCGCCGTTGTAGCCGTCCGAGTTGATGTTGCGCAGCCCGCGGTTCAGCGCGTTGACCGCATCGGCCCCGAAGCCCCACAGGGCATTGCGTGGCGTATTGCGGATTTCGTCGGCCATCACTCGACCCCCACGTTCGCCGCGACGATGGCGAACGGCACGTCATCCGTGCAGCGCACTTGCCACACACGATCCCGCGCCGACCCACACCGCAGATACCTTGCCCGCGCTTGCTTCTCGCCCACCGCGCCAAGGGTGGCGGTGCGCCAGTCGCCGAACGCAAAGCCGCCGTCATTGCTGTAGCGCATCATCACATTGGCCTGCGTGTCGCCGGCCTTGCCGTAGCCCACCACGCAATCCAGCTCGAACAGCGGGAAAGTCAGCCGGTCCAGGCTGGGCATGGCAAGGTGCGGGCTGATGCGGTCGCGTACCAGCACATCACCGGCATTGGTGTTCGCGGTCACATCGTATTCATAGATGATGTCGTCATCACCCGTAATCAGGTGCTTGCCGTAGGCGTAGGCGTGGAACCGGCCGCGGTGCTGTTCGTAGTCGCCAAGCACCAGTTCCGCGCGCTCGTGCCATTGCTGGCTCGCCGCGTCATAGCACCACGTTGCTTCACACCCCGGCACCTGAAGCACGTAGAACGAGTGCCCGCCCTGCTGGTACGCATAGGCCACCGACGAAGACACATCCTCGCCTGCGCTGATGGCCGCCTGAATGCTTTCTTCGACTGCCATCGTGGACACGCGCACGGGCCGAAAGCCTTCCATCTTGTAGACCATGCCGCCGCCGCGGTCGTCACGGCCGAGCCAGAACACGGAGTTGTCCAGCTCCTTCGCGGTGTGCGCTGCCAGCAGGCCGACTTCGAGGTACGCGCCCGTATTCGCGGAGAAGGGAACACCGGGAGGCGGTTCGCCCGTGTCCTGCCAAACCTCGCCAGACACCTCGCCGAAATAGACGATCACCTTCGAGGTCACGCACTGCCCGACCAGCCGATCCGGTGAGGCGTTCGCCGTGGAGAAATCAAGCGCGTTGATCGTGGTCGCGTCCTCGCTCGCCGAGGTGTAGAAGGTCTGCGAAGACGGGTCGATGAAGGAGAAATAACCGCCCAGGTATTCGACCGTTGCCGAGCCGAGCCAGCCATCGGCGAAGATCTGCGCGAAGGTGCTCGACACCAGATCCCACACGTAACCATTCAGGCCATCGACCACCACCAATTGCGTGAGGCCGATCTTCATGCCGACCGTGCCGCGGCGCGTCAGCAGCGTGCCGATGAGCGTTCTGTCGCCGGCATTGCTGACGCTGTACAGGCCATCCTCGACAACGATGTAGAGCGCATTCCCCGCGGGGTTGGCAATCATTCCGCGTGCCATGTCACTCCAATGAGATAAAGCCAGTGGATTCCTGCAGCAAGGCGCCGCCGTCTTCCATCAGCAGGTAGAAATCAGCGATGGCGTTCGCCGCACTGAAAGACACCAGGCCGGGGATGCTGTCGAGGTAGGCCACGCTTTTGCCGCCTGCTACCTCGTTGACCACCGGGAACACGTTCACCGCGCGCTGCACATCGGCCTTGCGGGCGTTGATGTGGTAGCTGGGGCCGACGAACTTGTTTGTCATGGCGTGTAGGTCATGCGGATAGTGACGGAGCCCGTACCCGTCAGCCCACCGCCGCCGTTTCCAACGAAAGTGCCGGGGTTCTCCGTTGAATTCGTGTTCTGCATATAGGCGACGTTCTGCTCCATGTGATCCTGATTCCCACCGATCACAAAATCACTCTCGGCCGTTCCGACGGACGAATAGCCGGACGGGATCGTTGCGATGTGATAGCCGGGTGGCGATCCGCTAGGTCCGTCATAAACGAACACATGAGCGACCGCGAACGTCATGCAATTCGCGCCTGATCCAAACGTGACTGATGGCGGGTCAATCCCTGACGCCCGCCACGATGATGAGACACCCAAAGGAGGAATGTCATTGGTAGTGTCGATGACCGTCAGGACATTCCGCACCACCGCCAAGACATAACAAAAATACGTGCCATCGACACTGAAAACGAAATTCCTGCTGGTATCTGTTGCACTTCCATCAGCCGTCCGCGTGAACCATCGCCACTTGATGAAACCACTGCTTTCCGCGTGGCTCCCTGCCTCTGTCCATCCGGTCAGTGTCACGGTCACAGACGTGTTCTTATGCTGCAAAAACAGGTTCAGCAAGTCCCCGACCCGAACACTCGGCGGATTCGTGTTGACATCCGGCACGCTGCCGCCTGTCCCACCCACCCCGTACCCACTTCCGCTGCTGATATACCCACCAGGCAGCGGCGGCGCGACGTAGAGCCCGCTGAACTCCGTCAACCCCGGAATGCTTTGCAGGAACTGCCCCGACTTCCCGGAGCCGCTTTCAATCGGCGTCGGCATCAGGTTCACGCTTCTCTGTACGTCAGCCTTCTTGCGCTTGAGTTCGTAGCTGCCACCGATAAACGGGATTGGCATCGGTCAGGCCATCAACCGCGTTGATGGCTGAAGGCGCATCCGTCCGGCCGAATAGGCGGCACCGGCCCGGCGCGCGTTGACGCGATCTTTCACGTCCTGATATTTCTTCTCCCACACAGGCAGTTCAGCGAACTTCTTGAAGATCGGTGCCGCCTCGATCAGGCAACCGTAAACAAACAGATCGTGTTCGTTGATGAACAGCGCATTCGTCAGGATCGTGGTTGCATCGATGGCCGGCAAGCGCGCAAAGTAACGGCCCTGCACCAGCGTGGCATCGGCCACCGCAGGCGCGAACGTGAAGTTGTTGCTCGCCTCGGCAAAGTGCAGGCAGTCGCCGGAACTGTCCTGCAGGTTGTATTCGATGATGAATTCCTCACTGACCGGGTTCAGCGGTGCGGCACCGAAATGCACCAGGCTCGCGCTCTCGAAATCGTCGGGCAGCGGCGCCAGGTTGTTCGTCACCACCGTGGGCACCACCACACCACCCGTCAGCGCATCGGCGAATGACTTCTCGTTGTACCGGCTGCGCACATCCTTGTAGATGCGGCGCTCGGCCAGTTCGATGATCTGCGCCAGCGTGCCCAGCGGAAGGTCGGTCGGGCTCGCCTCATCACCGTCGATCAGGCGCATCAACTCGACCAGAAAGCCGGCGTAGGTCAACGCGCACCCCGCATGATGATGCGCGGGTCACGCACTTTCGGCGCGGCCAGCATCCGGACATTGTCGATGTCTCGCAGTTTGGCTTCGAGCACGATGTCTGCCGCCGCA